TTTTCATGGTATTAGATTTAGTTTTTATTCCCGCCGTCCGTGAGGATACGCGGGGATTTCGGGCGGTAAGTATTCCGGGATGAAACGTTACGGAGTGCGCATGACGTAAAGAGGCCGGTTCGATCCCGGCACCGTCCACGAATAACAAACATATAATTATGGAAACAATACAGAATTTAGATCACTTGACAATGGCCATATACCTTATCACCGCAATACTAGGACTGATCGCATTGATATTGGCCGTATTCTTACTAATAAACGATAAAGAAAGGAGGAATTCGTGGGAAAGAAAAAACATGATTTAGTGATAGCCGTTGACCCGGACATAGATAAATCCGGTATATGCGTACTGTCTCCTTCAACGAGACAGCTAATTCTAAAGAGCCTCCCCTTCCCTGTGTTGGTCGATTTCATAAAGGAGGCAAGAGAGAGATACAAGGGGGTAGACATAGTGGTCATTGTCGAGGCCGGATGGCTTAACGAAAAAAGCAACTACCATAAGGCTAGGGGTAAATCCGGCGAGAGGATAGCCAAGTATGTAGGTCGTAACCAGCAAACCGGGATATTGCTTCTCCAGATGTGCGAGCACATAGGGATTCCCTGCGAGGAGGTAAAGCCTTTGACCAAGCATTGGAAAGGGGACGAGGGCAAGATAACCCATGAGGAACTCTCCTACATAGTCGGTCCCTTGCCTAAGAGAACGAACCAAGACCAACGTGACGCTACGATTCTGGCTTGGTGGTACGCCGATCTACCAATAAAAATAAAGACTTGGTGATATGGCGAAGAAGAAAGACGAGCAAGAAAAGGTGAAATGTGGCGATTGCGCCAACGGACATCCTCACAAGGGGCTATGCGTTTGGTGCATCATACATGACGCTGGACGGGTAGCTAACTCCACGAGATTTTGTAACACTTTTAAAAAGAGATAACATGGATATAAAGAAAATGTCAAACAGGGATCTCAAATATGGCATAGACCGATGCAACGCAAGGTTGGCCGGGATAATGCCAATGGGATACATGGACAAGGAACGATGCCTTCAGGCGTTGGAGCAATATAGGGAGGAATTGTATAATAGAGGAATAATATATTGATTAATAATATAAAAATATAGAAAGACATGAGCACATTTATGAAATTTATATCAGAGTCTGAGCCTTGTGTAGCATTAGAGGTAAGTCCTTTATGTGAATCTGATGAGTGCATAAGTTTTTTCATATCCGAATATTCGGACTACATGACCAAGAGTGTCGAAATAAGTAAGGATGATATTAGAAGATTGATAAAGTTCCTAGAAGAAGAATTGGAAAATGCCGACAACTGATATGGATAAAGGATTTATCATGTTATCTCGTAAATTATTTTCCCACAGAATATGGAAAGCATCCCGGACTTTTAGCGAGTGCGAAGCGTGGATAGACTTGATACAGTCAGCACGATTTGAGGCAACGCAGCTTACGGCTAGTATCGGAGGTAGGGAAATAACATACGGAAGAGGACAATATCCGGCATCCATAAGTTTTCTTTCCCAAAAGTGGAAATGGAACTCAGATAAAAAGGTTCGAAATTTCTTGGATATGCTAAAAAAGGACGGAATGATAACAACAGACGCGTCCCAAGGGATGAATGTTATAACGCTATGCAATTATGACTTATACAATCCTATAAATATATCCAAGGGCGAGGATAAGGGCAAGGGTAAGGGCATAGATATAGAACAAGAAATCAAAGACTTAAAGCTATCTTTGGGCAAGCTAAGGGCAAGCCTAGGGGCAAGCGAAGAAAATGAAGGGCAAGGTAGGGGCAAGAATAATAATAAAGATAATAATAATATACCCCCTACCCCCAAATCGGGGGACACCGTCACTCCCGTTCCGGACGCGGGCGATAACTCAGAAAAGGTAAAAACATGGAAAGATGATTTCAACATCTATTTGGATTTAGTCCGTAGCGCATATAAGAGCATATGCGACGATCCAAAGATCATGGAGACCCAACAAGCCTATTATCCCGGCGTAAATATAAAACTATCTCTCGAGAAGGCTTGCACAAATTTCTGGGCAACGGATGCCGGATGGAAGCACAAGAAAAAAAGCAGGGCTAAAGAGATTGACATGAGAATGACATTGATTAACGCAATAGACAAAAACAAGGTTTATTATGGCAAGAACGAGCATCGCACAGACCTCACTTACATCGTCCCAGATTGACGGGAAACTACCTCCCCAAGCCAAGGAGATAGAGCAGATAATACTGGGGGCTTGCCTCATAGAGAGCGACGCTTTCGAGAAAATCGCCTCGGAACTATCTGAGGCCGATTTCTACGACAAGAGGAACCAATCGGTATTCAAGGCCATATCCGGGCTATACAAGGAGAGAAAGCCCATAGACATGATGACGGTCACGCAAGCGATGCTGTCATCCGGGGAGCTTGAGAGTATAGGGGGGCCGATCTACATAGCCTCCCTTACCTCCAAGATTGGGTCATCGGCCCATATACTGGACCACGCGATGATAGTCAAGGAGCGATCCATACAAAGGAAAGGGCTGGTGATAGCCAATGAACTTGAGAACGCTATCTATTCCAACGAGGATATAGGGGACGTACTGCACAAGGCCATAAACGGATCAGAGAGCCTCATGGAGGAGCTTATCGGGAAGTCTAATGGCGAGCATATATCCAAGGCTCTTAAAGGCTCCATGGACGGTTTATACAAGCGTGTGGAGATGGCGAGGAAAAACATCAGGTCTGGTGTAGACACTGGGCTTCACGACCTGAATAAGATCACTAACGGCTGGCAACCGGGAAACTTGGTGATAATAGCCGCTAGGCCCTCCATGGGAAAGGCTCTAAGGATGGATGCCAAGGTATTGACACCTTCAGGATGGAAACTGAACAAGGATCTTGCGATAGGCGACCAAGTTTGCTCCGTAGACGGGGCTGAATCACGTGTGACCGGCATATTCCCGCAAGGACATGTCAAGACATACATGGTCGAGTTCTCGGACGGTCGCAAGATCGAATGCTGTGGCAGCCACTTGTGGAGCGTAATATCTTCCAAGTTCAACGCCAAGGCCGAAAGGGTCGTATCTACCCTAGAGCTTATGGACTTGATAAGCAAGGAAAGATATTCCGGCAGAATAAGCATTCCTCTTTTCTCCGGGATATTCGGAGAAAAGAAAGATTTCGTGATCCACCCATATCTCATGGGAGTCTTGCTAGGAGATGGAGTCTTGAGCAAGGGGGTTAGCTGGTGCAAGCCGGACAAGTTCATCGCTGATAAGATCCAAGGTATGGTCGACTACGATGTTATCGTGTCGGATGATCGCTTCCTAGTGACCAACAAGGAGAACAGGAAGGTCAATAAATACCTGTCAGAGCTAAAGAGCCTAGGATTGTTGAATGTCCATTCCTACGAGAAGTTCATCCCGGACATGTACATTGACGCATGCAGGGATCAAAGGGTTGAGCTGTTGAACGGTCTTCTCGATACAGACGGGGATATAGACAAGAATGGGGCTATATGCTACAACACCACGAGCGCTAAATTGGCGAGAGGCGTACAAACACTTTGCTGGTCTTTAGGATATAAATGTTCCTTGAGAGAAAGACGCTCATTCCTTTATGGCGAGCGGAAAAGGAACAGTTTCAGGCTCGCGATCGGAGCGGACAATCCTAGGGAATGCTTCACGCTCCCAAGGAAATTCAACAGAGTGAGGCCAGACCGGAGGAACAAACCTTTGACCGTGATGTCCGTGACACCGACCAACCGCAGGGTTGAATGCCAGTGCATATCGGTATCGCATGAGAAGGCCTTGTACATAACGGATGACTACATAGTCACCCACAATACCGCCGTGATGCTTCACTTGGCCAAATCGGCGGCAAAATCCAACACGCCCGTGGCTATATTCTCGCTTGAAATGTCCGACATAAGCTTGGCTAACAGGCTGATCCTATCCGAGTGCGACGTAGATCCGGAACGGTTCAAGTCCGGGTATATGACAAACGAGGAGATTAACAAGGTAGAGACGGCAGTGAATGAGCTTTGGAGACTTCCGATCTACGTCGATGACAACCCGTGCGTGACGATGGACTATATCCGGTCACGATGTAAAATACTGAAGAAACAAGGCAAGTGCGGGATAATCATGGCCGACTATCTCCAATTGGCGGAGAGCGGTGAACGGGAAGGAAGCCGTGAACGTGAGGTAGCGAAGATGTCCAGAACCGCCAAGATCACGGCGAAGGAGTTAAAGGTTCCCTTCTTGCTCTTATCCCAATTGAACAGGGGGAACGAGGCCAGACCGGACAAGAAACCCCTCCTATCCGATCTTAGGGAATCCGGGGCTATCGAGCAAGACGCTGATATCGTAATGTTCATTCATAGACCGGAGTATTACAAGATCGAGGTCAAGGACAAGAACGGTAACGTAGAACGCAATTACGGAGAGTTGATCGTGGCCAAGAATAGAGATGGAGCCACGGGATTAGTGAAATTTAAGCATAATGACGGCATGACCAAGTTCTACGATTACGGGAGTTGTGACAAGGACATGCCATTTTAAAAAACAGATCATGGAAATAATCAACAGACTGAAGAACACCCCTACCGGTTTGATCGTGTTGGTAGGAGACATGAAAATTATCGTGGAAAAGTACAGGCCGTACTACAACGGCCAGAACAAGATCCCGTGCAGGGGATGCGTCTTCCGGGACGAGGGAGCGAGATTTTGCGAGTACAGCAAGGCTTGCATGGCCCATCTGAGGCCGGATCATGAAAGCGTGGTATTCGCTAAAACCAAGGAGATATGACACATGGATCATTATTTTCTGGCGTGGGCGGATTTGACCTTGCCGCCGAATGGATGGGATGGGAGAACCTGTTCCATTGCGAGATAAATGACTTTTGTAGGGAGTTTATAACTAAAAGATTCAAGGGAGTAAGCTATAATGACATCACGACGACAGATTTCTCTATTTGGAGAGGACGAGTGGACATTCTTACAGGAGGATTCCCATGCCAAGACGCAAGTAAGGCAAAACAATTCGGGGAAGGACAGCTCGGGCTTGGGGGTGAGCGAACGGGACTTTGGCGGCATATGGCGCGTGCGATCGACGAGATCCGGCCACGATGGGTTGTCGCAGAGAATGTTGCTAACATCACAAGAGTTAACGACGGAAGAGATTTTGCAAAGATCCTCGATGAGCTGGCCCGACTGGGGTATGATGCGGAATGGAAGATTATGTACGCTTCAGATGCGGGTGCGCCCCATAGAAGAGCGAGGTGTTACATGGTTGCTCACACCGACGGCATCCGATTACATGAGGGAGAACCTTTCTTCTCCAATGTATGCCAAGAGATTATCAAGGAGCGCAGGATGCTTTCCGGAACACCTATATCGGTTGGGGTTACGTGGGCTGGTCAACCACCGGTTTGTAGCTTGGATTATGGGTTTTCCAGAAAATCATCTGAGTTGTATGGCAAATCTCGATTGAAAGAGGAGGTATTTCATGCCTACGGAAACGCCATCGTCCCACAAGTAGCATTTGAGATATTCAAGGCGATAGAAACATCAACCTTTCATCATAGTTGAAAGCTGCATTCATCTATGATGAGATAAATAAAAAAACAGAGAAAATGACAAATGAGGAATTGAAGAAATATAAACGGCCATTACCAATGGCATTTACGATGCTTCCGATCGATTTCATATATGAGCATATCGAGGATGAGCACGGAGTTTACGAGACGGGTATGTTCACCTACAAAGGAAAGGACATCCTCATAAATAAGGAAATGGGTGAATGGCATCTGTCCGTATCCGCCAATCACACGCTCGGATATTACGAACTGAAAGAGATACGATACAAGTTCATGCCGGACAGCATGCAGGTAGCGCAGATATTCCCTCCACGTAATGAATTTGTCAACCTACATGAGAATTGTTTCCACCTGTACCAAATCAAATTCGATAAATAAGTCATGAGAAATAAAGAACTAATAGCTCTTCTCCAAGAGCAAGACCCGGAAGCGGAGGTAATGATACGCACGTCCGACGATCAATATTACTACGATTTAGTGGAAGTGTTCACGGATAAGGATGGGGATGTCATAATACAGGAGGGGTAAATGTGGCTAAAGAATACGCTATAGGCGAGACGTTCCGTCAAGGGAAGGTTAATCTAAAGGTTTGCGAGGGTCTTTGCATTGACTGCTATTTCTTTAGTAGACCTAAAGGAGAATGTGGGAATATGGCTTGTTTGGATCTCCAAAGAGAAGACAATCAAGATGTAATATTTTTAGAGGTGAAGGAGGATAAATATGAGTAGACTAAAGATACTAAAATCCTCTCTTAAAAAGAAAGAGGATAAATTAGACAAAAAGATCAACGAACACTTTGGGGATGTAGCCTCCGCTAACGGGCAACCTCTTAACGATAAGAGGAACGGCCCGGCCACTATGCGAAGATGGGATAGGCAGAACAACGCTATATCCAATCTCCAAAAGGAGATAGACAAAACCAAGTCGGCCATAGAGCGAGAGGAAAGTAAGCTCATAGGCATGGCCCGTAATAAGGAGCTAATGCCAAAGGAGATCACAGATCTTATCGATAATGGCATATTGATACAATGGGGTAAATATCCGCATATATTGTTTGTTGACGGAGTGGATAAGGCACGGATAATCTGGGATAACAAGAAGAAGATGGTCATGCACAAGTTCGCCGATTCATTAAAAGACAAAGAGCAAAGAAAAATATTCGCCCGGGTGTATAATTCGCTTCATGAGGCGATCAACAAGAAGGAGGATAAAGAATGAAGAATAAGATCGAATGCTTGATAACCTCCATACTGATAGTTCTTTCTTTCGTGTTCATCACATGGGCTATAGGGCTTATCATCCCAAGGTACTGGATTACGATTGCCTTTTTGGTTTACGGTATATATCTCATCTATGGCATTCTCAACCCAAAGAAAAAATACTACTTCGCTTCGTATTGGCTTCCTAGGGGAGATAGAGGACGGATATTCATCGCATGCGATGAGTTTAAAGTCCGGGAAATGGAAAAGAGTATAGCCAAGGATAAAGGAGTGGAAAATGCGGTCATTGACTATTACAGACAGATTTCCAAGGAGGAATATGAAATTCAAACAGATAAATATGAGCAAGATTGATTTCAACGCACTCCGTGACCGTGCGTACAAATGCGCATGCGATCACGGGTTTCATAACACGGAGTTGAGCAATGGGCATCTTCTGATGCTAGTGATAACAGAGCTTTCTGAGGCCGTGGAAGCGGACAGGAAAGGAAAATATTTCAAAGGCATATCGACTTTTGAGCGTGAGTTTAACCGTTATTCCGCTTTAGTTGATGAAAACAAACGTTTTGAATGCGCATTTGAGAAATATGTCAAGGATACGGTACCCGACGAGCTGGCCGATGCGGTTATCCGTTTGCTAGAACTTGCCGGATTGATAGATATCAGCCTTGAAGATATCTACGATTTCATGAAAGAACCAGAATATAAAGACTGGGATGATGCTTTAAAGGAAATATCTTTTACTGAGAGGATGTTCTTTTTAACATCTATCCTAACCAACGATGGGGATATAGCGGAAGTAATCAAGGCTTCGATCGTAATTATATTTCTTAATGCAGATTTACTGTATATAGATCTCTTATGGCATATCGAGCAGAAAATGAGATACAACGAATTAAGGGAGAATAAACATGGAAAGAGATATTGATATGAGACAGACGATAGAGGAAGCGGCAAAAGAATATTTAAGCCAGCTCCCATGGGAGGAAGGTGATAAACTCGCCTACCATATATGCGAGTTTGATTTTAAAGCTGGATTTAAATCCGGTGCCGAATGGCAGGCAAAGCAATACCAGTGGATAAGCGTGAAGGATCGGCTACCGCCACCCGGAGAAGAGGTTCTGTTATTTGATATAAATTCTATAAGACATCTTGTCTTAGGCTGGTTAAGAGAGAATAAAGGATATAATAAAAGTATGTGGGCTTTGTCAAATGGTCATGTTGATGATGAAGACATTACACACTGGATGATAATACCTGAAAATCATGGATAATTCAATAAAATGCCCATTCTGTCATTCGACTAGATACATAAAGGGATCTTTTCTCTGTGGGTTATATAATTGCAAATGTCTAAATTGCGATAAGTTATTTCTGGTCACGGTAAATGATGGTAAAAATATTTATATGATCGAGAAACGTAGCAAAAATGAATAGTATTAACCGAGCCTTCATGGGAAGGATCATAATTAAGAAGATATGAACATGAAAAAGAAAAAAGTTACAATGCTAGCGATTGAACATTCAAAAAAGGTGTGTGATCCACAGCCAGAATCAATAGACCGGATGGATGTCAGAAGGTTGGTTATGGATGCTTATAGGATAGGTTATAATAAGGCTCATTCCGAGCATGTAAAGTGTATGAGCGATATTGTAAATATGAACTTGTCTGATATAGATTTTCCCGTGTTTACTCATACCAAAGAATTTAGAAATCACTTCGACTTCATAATGATGAAAATTAAGGAACACTTTAACGGAGAAAGATCCGCTATTGTCGATAAAAATACTTGATGAGCCAATCAAATCGAGGAATAAGTAAACTATAATATGTCATGAAGTTAGGCAAGCAAACGATAGTGTTCTTGGCCGTAAACAAGAATGGTGACGAGGTTATCCTTGATAACTTCCCCGTGCGGCAAGGAGAGGTATGGACGGACGAGAGATCGGCGCATGACGAGGAATATTTTTCCGTCGAGGATCACAACTCGGCGATCGTACTTCCAAAAGGCAGTATTTATAAATTAACAGGTAAATACTTAACGTGGGAAGACGCCCCAGTATCTCTTACATTGATAATGGCAAGACGATCACACCCTACCGGAAAGAAATACGAGGATGGGGACGATGTCATGGAGAACGATATCATACGTATCAATGGCATGGCCCATGATTTCAAGGTATATTATTCCAACGATCAGCAATGCTACATGTGCGAGGATCTATCTAATGGTCTTAAATATCAGTTGAACACGTTCAACTCTTTAGTAATACGGAAAGTCGACAATTAAAATAGCTATTTATGGGAATAAGCCAAATTGTCCGGGACGAGAGAGAATTGAAAAAGCTTCTTTCCTCGTCCACTGGGTTAAAAGTATTCGAAGCGATGTTGATCGGAAGTTATAACGGATTTATAAGCTTATCAGACGAGGCAATACTAGACAAAGCCCATATCACTTTTTACAGGGGAAACTGGGATTGTAATAATGGAGGAATATACAAAATATGTATTTATACCCCTTCCATTGGGAACAGGGCAAATGTACCATACATCCAGTCTATCGTGCGTAAGATAACTAATGCCTTGGATATCCGCTTCGGAAAAGATGGATGGAATGAGTGCAACCAATCATTGCTTGAACGATGGAGACCGTTAAGCAGATTCTCGTTCTATTTGCAGTTGCCTAATTTCAGAGATATCATAACAGGCACATCAAGGCCACCTAAATGCAATAGGTTTTGATCAATATGTCAAAACCTATTACTTATATCATATAATTTTATCGCAAAAAATGGAACAGCAAGATATTTCATTATCCTACGGGATACACCGTTCTCCATCTATCGGAAACGAGGGGGAATTATCAGAATGTGTAAATTTGATACCCAAGAATGGTGAGTTGGTGAATATACAGCCTCCGAAAGAATTAGGCATAACCCTTCCGGAAGGATCGGTACTTATGTACGTGCATCGGACAAAGGATTTCCTTCACTATATCTTTTTCCAGACGAATGTTTTACGTTATGCGGATACGGACGGAACGACCCATCTTATTGGAGCGAACCAATATGACAAAATTCCCAAAGCTATCACGTCCATAGGAAACACCTTGATTGTAATAAGCGAAGATCCTATAAGATATTTACTTTGGGATGGAGAGTTTTATAAGGAATTAGGAGATAAGCCCCCCTTCCCTATCCTGTCATTCGGATTGGTAGGATCATTGGATAAGACCGAACAATTGTCCGTATCCGTTGATCCGCCCTATGATGGAGCCTTTACGGAAGATCAACTATCAACTATCAGTAATTCCGTGATGGGATATGTCTCAAAATTTATCAAGGAGAGAAGTGTAGATCGAGGCATGTTTATATATCCGTTCTTTATTCGTTACGCTTATAGACTATATGACGGAACGTCTTACATGCAATCAGCCCCGATACTGATGATACCATCGTTCGGAGTAATTCCTCACGTTCCATTTACTATTGACGTGGACACAGAGGATTTTGACGCAAAGATCATTGTAAACTTCATTATATCCTCAGTGGTATGCTCCATTAATTACAAAGTCAGCGGAATGGGGAATCAAAGAGAATGGTGGAAGGACATAGTTAAAAGCCTTGATATATTCATAACGCCGCCAATATACACCTTTGATTATTATGGGGAGATTAATGGGGCACAAAAGATATCAGACGATAACGGTTTCGGGGTGTACTCTATAGGTGGAGGATATTACAATAGGCATACATTCGAGGAAGCCTTATCCATAGCCCTGCCGGGATCAGGTTATACCGATCAACTCGTCTTACCCGGAAAGGCCATGGATAATAAGGTGCCGGATAATTCATTGTTTTACAAAGTAGCAAGCATAGCGTATGAGGACTTGTGCGGTTATAACGGGGGTGAAAGACGCTCTCTCACTTTAGAGGATAATGTGCTGGAATCGTTGCAAAATCGAGAGCAACTTGTTGACGCGGACGGGTACCAGAATTTAGATTGGCTAATACCTGATTATTCCTATACTTATAACCAGCGGTTAAATATAGCTAATATAAAAAGGATACTATTTGATGGTTATCCTCCGGAGTCCATGGTAACGTACAACGACGGTAGCAGCACGTTGAGCATAAAGGTTTTCATAAGAGAAGGAGAAAAGGATATCGTCGTTCAAACATCCTCCTCATATAACCTTGGTATCAATTTGCATTACCTATATTACCCCAACGCTAACGCATACAAGATGGTGATAACACGGAATTCGGACGGATACCAAGCGATCGTTACCCTCTCTCCACATAACACGCTGAACGGGGCTTACTATTTCGACTCATACGCCCCGATCATATTTAAACCGGGCAGCGATAGCACACCAATATCAACGGACAAGTCGGTCAATATGCCAAACAAGATATATACGTCCGAGGTCAATAACCCGTTTTATTTCCCGTTGGCGGGAATAAACACGGTGGGAACCGGTGAGATCGTAGGTATCCGATCCACCACGAAAGCGCTGTCCCAAGGGCAATTCGGGCAGTTTCCCTTATACGCTTTCTCTTCCGATGGGATATGGGCCTTGCAATTATCGGACGCGGGATTGTATTCCTCCATCCAACCTATAAGCAGGGATGTTTGCAATAATCCGGATAGTATCACGCAACTGGATTCCTCGATAGTATTCAGTACCGAGCGTGGCCTTAAATTATTGCAAGGCTCCGATATCAGCCTTTTATCGTCATCGTTGGAAGGAGTAAATATTGATGAGACATTCTTTAATGTCAACCCGGATTTTAGCGATCTTTTCATCCCGGACACGGAAACTTTCGTAGAGACATTGCGAGCTTGTAAGATTGCCTATGATTATACGAATTCCCTATTGCATATTTATCCCAAAGGGACTAGAAAGCATTATGTATATTCTTTGGACACCGGGGAATTCTCCACTTTCGTAGGGGAAGAGGTCAAGGCCATGGCGCAAGATTATCCAAGCTCGGTAGTGCAAATAGGTAACGTTTTGTACTCACTGGAAAAATATGTCTCTGAAGATACCAGAAAAGGCATAGCGATCACACGTGCCTTGACGTTAGGAGATCCTTTCTCTTTAAAGGTACTAGTCGATCTTAGGACGTTGGGTTTACGAAAGGATGAGTCCTCAAAAATCAAGATAGCGGTATTCGTAAGCGCGGATAGGAAAAATTGGTATCGGCTTAAATCTCTTAGGCAAAGGGCTTTTAAATACTATCGGCTCGTTTATTTCTCAAACCTATATGATTTAGATACATTATCAGGAACCAGAGTAAGATTCGAGACTAGAAGGGATTGGAGGATGCGTTAAAGTACCCCTCGGCCTAGCCGGGGGTATATGTCATTTTTTTTGCTTGTAACTGGCCGCAACCTTCAACAACTCAATAGCGGAATTAGTGTTTTTAGCGTCCTCGAACTTTATAGAGGATACCTTTGGTACCACGAACTCACTAGCTTTTAAATAAACAGCACATTTATCCTTATCCTTTAGCTTGAGGAAAGCTTTATTGAACTCTTCCTGATTGTCGATTACGAAATCACGGAAAAAATTCTTTATCTCCGTGTTCTTATTCCGGGTTCCCTTCTCCCTTCCTCCCATCTTCATGTGACCATTCTCAAAACCTTTTCTCATGATCTATAATCTGAAATAAACATCCTTAACCTGTGTCTCCCTTGCCTCGTTTATGATATTTCTTCTATCCACCTCCTTTTGAGAGGCGTACATCTGTACCCTAGATGGATCTACCATCCTATACCAAAAAGATAATACGCTATCAACCACGAAACGGTGGATATAAACGGCCAATCTCCTCGGATCTCCACGCCATCCTCTTTCCATCACCAAGTTTATGATCCATTCCCTATCATCCTTCACCTCGTCCGTTACGGCACGGCTCTGAACCCAAGGGGAAAACGCCCGTAAATGGCCGGCAGCCTCCGACAACGCGTCATTCACTTGACGAAACATCCAATCCGCCGTTTCCTCTGAGGTCTCCAGCCCAGCTCTTTCCTTTCCGGGAAGGCCCGATACATCCCCAACCTTCCATGTCTCGAAATCCACGTCATACTCAATCTCGCACCTCAATAGCGTTATCGTTAACTCAAATCCACGCATATCGACACGTGGCTGTATGATTTTCCTGTCTCTCATATTTCTCCTGTTTCTATAATGACATCATCAACAATGACATCATCGATATCCTTAAACGGCTTCCTCTTGCACTTTCGCGGGGCTTTCCTTGAATAGGCGGTTTCCTCTATCATGGACGCTATTCCCTTTAACTCCTCCTCTAGCTTTCCGGCTAGTTCCTCAAAGTAAATCAGGCACCAATTCCAAAGGACGAACCACACCACGTATTTATGGACCAAGGTCGCCAATGACTCACTATCATATCCTCCACGACGATCCTTCATGCGCAACACCCAATTCACGGCATCGGTATCCAATGAGTCATCCGAATCGCCGGGCATATCCTCCAAGATACCGGACAAGGAAACCTTTAAGGTCGCCACCGCCTCCTCTATCTTGCGTCTTATAAAAGTATCATCGGCCTCGTTATCATCGGACTGCGAGGAGAATCTTTTACCGGGATCCTCCTTTCTCATATCTCCCAGCCTCCACGTCCACTGGTCTATGTCATGCTTTAAATATGTCCAACCTAGATTTATGTCCATATCATGCTTTTTTTAATAGCGGGGGATTCTTCCTGTATATGTTCTTCACGCACATGACGGACATATCCTCCCACAAAGATTTATAAACCCCTATCCTATCAGGCTTCCGATCGGAAAGCCAACTCATCATGGAATAACCAACCAGAGCGTCCAACAGGTTCTCGTCCAGTTTCCTGTTGACGTTCCAACGTGTATCCTCCGTCCTGACCTCCCATACGAACCCTTCTTCCGAGTAAGCGGAAGAGGTTATGATTTTGGACATGCCTTCCTCCAACGACCTTGCCGCTTGTTCCAGATATGTCCTTATAAGAGGTCTATCCTGTTCCGTTATCTTTATCTTTAGATATAGGCTTTCCCCGCTATCCCCGACGAGATCACGTCCCTCGAAGCTGGATAGCATCTCGCATTTATTTATCGCCTTTATATATTCAAACTCATATGTCATTTGTGATCCTTTTCTGGCAAAAATAGGGCTTTAGGTATGATTATTTTGTTATTTTGGTTATTCTGACAAAACCAAGTGCTTTTATTCGATTTATTTGCGATTAAAAAGATCAATCATGAAACGACTTATTCCTAAATCACGGTTTTCCCGACGCCCCACGACGGTTGATAGCGTCAAGCACCGCGTCAAGATATCAGGCACGGACAAGACCAACATACCTTTACTGTCTAGGTGCCAAAACGCTTGGGAAAACCTTAGCGATTTCAGGGCCACCCGTCTTCGTAATTTCCGTTACGTGTTCGGTGACCAATGGGGTGATATCGTGGTGGACAAGGACGGGAAAAGAACGAAGGAACGCGATAGGATAGCGAGGCGTACGGGAGGGGTCGCTTTGCAGAACAATCATCTTTTCAAGATCGTAAATACATTGGCGGGGTTATACGCAAAGACCGCTACCCTTCCCGTATGTTTCGCCCGGCAGAAAGACGCGGATACCAAGTCACAGATGATGACGGACGCTTTACAGACCAACTGGGAAAATAACCTTATGAAAGATGTCCTCACCTCTGAGATGATAGAGTTTATTTGCGGTGGATGCGCCGTGGTAACGGAAGAATGGTCTAGCCATGACGATATAGAGGACAGCTACACCTACGTGGTCAACCCTTCCTATTTCTTCTATGAGTCGAAAGCCAATGATCCAAGGCACTGGGATGATTCCTTGATCGGGGAGATCCGTGACTATACATTAGGCGAGCTGGCCTCGGTATTAGCGGAGTCCGAGTATGATTACAGGCAATTGGAGGAGATTTACTCACCTTGGCTCAATCGTATGGAAAATCTGGGAACCCAGCAGACGGATCGTTTCATGGACGAGTCTTTCGACACGCCTCCCGCCGCCGACCTGTGCCGGACCTACCATGTTTGGACATTGGAGAATAAGCCTAGATACCGTTGCGTGGATATCATGGACACCGATGATCCTATATACAGGATAGAGCTTAGCGATCTTCCTGTTATCAAGAGAGAGAACGAGGATCGTATGCGTATGGGAATATCTCAGGGATTACCACCGGAGGAGATCCCATTGATAGAATACACCTATATAATAGATCAATATTGGCATTTCCAGATGCTATCACCGGACGGACGTGTACTTACCGAGTATGACACGCCTTATGAATATAAGTCTCACCCCTATATTTACAAGCTACACTATTTGGTGAATGGACGGACAGTTCCTTTTATTTCCGTTATCATAGATCAGCAACGATACATCAACCGGCTGATCATGCTTAACGACTTGGCTATCCAATCAGCGGTAAAGGGAGTAAAGATGATCCCTAAAGACTCCGTTCCGGACGGGATGTCCAATCGTGAGTTCGCCGAGCAATTCGTTGAGATCGGATCATTCATTTTTTACGAGCCGTCCAAGAGCGGGAACAAACCGGAGGTCATAACATCGAACTCTACCAATATCGGTACCACGGAGCTATTGCAATTACAATTGAGTTTCATAAACGATATAACGTCCGTGTCGGAAGCCTTGCAAGGGAAAACCCCGTCGGGATCAACGGCGGCAAGCAGATACGCCATGGAAACACAGAACTCCACTACGTCTATCGCTACGTTACTAACCAAGTTCTCCACGTTCGAGGCCGAGATCGCTCGTAAAAAGATGAAAACGATCCATCAATATTATCAATCCCCAAGGAATATATCGATGGAGAGATCCGCGGGTTATGCCACTTATAATGAGTATGACCCGAAGACAGTCCAAGATATAGATTTCAAGGTCAACATCAAGGAATCCGCTGAATCTCCGGTAGCGAGAATGATGTTAAACGACTTGGTGAAGGAATTATGGATGGCCGGAGCCATTTCCGCAGAGCAAATGTTATCACTATCATATTACCCCGGATCAGACCAGATACTTCAGTCCATTCAATCCAACAAACAAGCGGTTGAGCAAGGTGGAAATATCCAAGGTATCCCATCGGATCAAATGAACGCGATCAACGGACATGTTGATCAAGATGCGCTCAATAAGGCACGACAAGCCTTGATGTCAGCATAGAGGATAAAGTGTAATGTGTAATGTCACTTTCTTTTCCCTTCTATGCTCATCAGGTACCTTATCCTAGCCTTAATCTCATGAAAGTTTATAGGCTCGAACGACAACGATTCTATAAGGCGGTCTATCTCCCGTCTTACAGAATCGTTTCTTTTCTTGTTATGTGATCGTGTCTTAGTCATCCATGGCACACATATAAATCCAGACCTTGCCTTCAGGAGCGTCATCGTCAAGGAAATAGAAATTTATAGCGTCCTCGATGATTTTCTTTTCAGCGTCATGGTCAAACCATTCCGAGAACTTCACCTCCTTGTCGTGCCAGTTCGCATTAAGAGCGACGTACACATCCCATATGTTAGCGTTGCCCGGTACGCTCATGCCTTTAGCGACGGCGGTTACTTGCTGGATGTTCCAGTGCTCACCCTTATCCTCCCCCGACTTGCCTTTATGGTGCATTGCCGCCACGTCCATCTTAGCGAAATGCTCATTATAATGAGGACCGCAAAAAACCTCATGTATATCACGTATGGCCTCGTCATACGTGTCGGGATCTTTCTCTTTTAGACACTCCATAGCCTCGTCCAGCTCGCATATGGCCTCCCACATCTTTTTCTCGGATACCATCCCTTTCGAATGATAGTCCTTCATCAATTCCTTGTATCTCATACCCTGTCATTTATTTTATTCTGTGAATATTGATTTCAGTTCCAGAAAATCCGCTTCCGTTATACGGATAGCGTTAGTGTCACCAAGGATAAAATTCATGAGTCCGTTATCTGGAAGCTCTATCAAGATGGAGCCTTCCCCGATCGTGCCTTTCAAGAAACCTTGCTCGAACTTGTAAGGTTTCATGCTCTTGAATACGTTCATAGCGTCATCGAATAACTCTTCCTTATCGTAATTGCCGTTCTCGTCAGCGACGAACATCATGAAACCCTCCACCTTATCGGTGATCTCCTTGTCCTTTTGCACGAGGATGTTGTGGACACCTCTTTTCAGATACTTGCCAAGGGGCTTGAAAGCCGTGTTACCGGAGACGAAAGAGTCAACCCTTTCCTCCGCCCATATCTCCACCGAGTTAATTAGCCTGCTTTTTAGCTCTAGAGCTTGTTGCTTTAGTTCCATATGACTCTTTCTTTAATTGTTCCACTTCCTCTCTCAAGGTATTGATAGCATACCCTTGTCTCTTGACCTTATCGATCAATTCGATAAGCATACCTTCCTCACGTGTCATTTTTTACCTCCTTTTCCGCTATTCTTCAATTTAAGGAAGTCGGCGTATGGCATATCGGCGTATTTGGCCGTGTACTCAGCGAACAACGCCATGTTCTTGTTAACCTCCTCTGAGGCCGATTTCTTTATCTTCTTGGCCATTCCCAACAATTCCTCCAAGGCGGCCTTGCCATCCTTGCTCTCCTCCACCAACGGACGCATGACGCGCATGTATTCACGGTTAAGGATAGCCATTACCTTCTGGTAGGACTGTTGATACTCCGGATTGTTATTGACCATTTCGAACTCGCTATCCGACATCTCGCTAACGAGCTTATCTATCTCGTCCCACACCGGATTACGGCTTTGGGCCTGTTGCGCAGAAGGGTTAAGCATACGTTGCTTCTGAATCTCCATCTGTTGCTGCGCTTGCTGGAGACGCTGAATGTTTGCTTCTATCTCGCTTATATTCGGATTATAAGGGTTGCTACCTAATACAGGGTCACTCCCCCCTAAAAAAACATTTGTCTGCATGATAATACTGTTAGTGGTTAAAAAAAGGAAAGCGGCAAGCGCCCCCTAGGGAGCACAAGCCACTAACTTTACCTTAAGCCGTAGGTGCCGGAGCGGATGCCGGGCATGAGCACGGATTGTAGCTAGGATAGCCTGTTACCGTAGGGGTATTTGGCAATACCAATTCTCCCGTGATCATACGGCTGGTTCTACGATCGGTGTAATTGACACTAGCCGTGAACGCCTTCTCGATCTCGCATTGAAGCAACTTGTCTTGGTAAGGACGAATCGCCGAACCTACAGCCACCTGACACCTCAATTCATCGATCTGAGCCTTCAAGACATCGAACTGGTCTCTTTGGTTCTTGTATAGACCAAAATCAGCGTCTACCTGTGACTTGTACAATCCGAAATCAGCGTCTACCTGTGACTTCCACAAGGCGAATTTCTCGGCGATATCCGTCTGGCGGTGATCGTAATCGGCTTGCATACCTGAGACTTTCAATCCCCACATTGCGTTTGTAAGCGATAACGCCTCCTCACAGCCCTTTTCCCAAGCCATGAACGCAGTCGGAGCGCCTACCCCGGAACCACCACCGCCTCCTGTGGTCGTGTTGATGTTAACGTTCTCTGGCATACCGGCTCCCCAGCCACCGCCGAACAAGCCGCCACGGTTACGTGACACCGCCCAAGCTCCAAGAGCCGTACCAATGATACCCAATGTCAAGCCGGCGTTACCCACGCCCTTGCTTGCGTAATCCTTGTGCTCATCCTCATGGACGATCTCTTTCTCCTTAATGATTTTCTCTGCTTCCATATATCATGAATTTTATGGTTATTCCGGGTTATCCCGGCACCACAAAAATCCAGAGAAGTGCCTTGCTAAATAAATATCTCCTTGCTAGCTTGTTGCGAGGTTGTTGCTAGTTCTTTGCGGAAGGGAATGAGACAAAAAAAGCCCCCAGATTTTTGGGGGCCATAGGAAGCATAAGGATAGCGGTTAATTATAAATTTATAGCCAATAATTCTTCTCCTAGTTTATGAAGGGCATTTTCTAATTTAACGGTTTGTTCTGGGCGTGGGTTACGCAAACCTGACGCATAATGCCATAATTGTTTTTGGTTTATGCCCGTAATACGCTCTAATCCTGCTTTGGTGAATATCTTTGAATAGAAATCCAAAAGAGATTTAACATCCATTTTAAACGCCAAACAATACTCACCCTTAAGCGCCTCTGGAATGGTATCGCCAAACTCATTACATTCATCTATTAGCACGTTAATAGAATCAATTATACATTTTTTTATTTCTTCCACGCTTTTACCTGTTGCCACGATGCCATCCACTTCTTGCAGATATGCCGAGTAATTATTCTCGGTTCTCTCGATTATAACAGTCAACGTTTTCATCTTGATATTTTTTTTAGGTTCATGTTTGCAAATTTATCACTCATCCAAAATGAAAGCAGGACTGGCTATATGTCCTGCTATCCATTGGATGTTAATCAAATTTTATCAAAGTCAGACTCGCTTAGCCCGGCTTGTTTTAATATTGATTTTAGCGTACCGATTGCTAGATCGTCACTAGGACTCCCCGGAATAGGAATAGAACGGGGTTCTCCGTCTTTCCTGAATATCCTGTGATCTCCTCTAGTTCTTATGTGCGCCCATCCATTCGCTTCCAATAAGGCCATAACAGCCTTGATCTTTCTTACCATGTGCTAATCCTTTTGGTTAATAAAATCATCATCTTGGATGAATGAACGCACAAAGATAACTATTTTTCTATCACCTACAATATTTTCGGTAACTTTTTTTCTATCATTAGTATAACATTTGAACTTTGAAAAAGTTGTAATATAATCATAACTATTCATTTATGTTATCTTTAACGCTCTCCACCGTCCTCCTCAGGTAGTAACTCCTCCTTATTCTGTCCGGGTACAAGTTACGCATCCTGTTGACCGCCTGCCTCGTCATCCCCGTCAGATCGGATATGATATTGTCGCTCAACTTGCGATCGGCCAGTATGGTTATAGCCACTCCCCTAGCGTCAACGTTCCTCTCCTTGTTGTTGCTAAACATCATTACCGGATCGGTTCCGCACTCCTTGCAGACAGCCTCTATCACTTTTTTGTAAAAAATTTCCACCTTATTCATAAACTTTTTATTTCGTGGTTTGTTTTACTATCAAAGCCGGGCACAAAAAATGCACGGCAGAAAGACATATAAGAATCTTCCCGTCGTGCGTGGCATGAAAAAATAATCAAACTTCTGATCCGATTATTTAGGGAAGATTCTTTTTCTTTATCCTCCCTTTCCGGTTCGTTCTCACGAAGTCACCATCAAACTAATATAAATTATCATGAACAAAAAAACGTCAGCCCTTGTTATTCATATAACGCATTCATTCTATTATCAGAGGTTTCCCGGGCGTGAGCCATGGAAGCCTCACCAAATTCTATAGAACCCACCTATCCCGACATAGGGTGACAAGCCATGCTTTCCGATCCCATAACCGGCTATCGCACCGATTCCCCATCTACGGGGGGAGATCGTCTTGGTTATATACTCAGTCCTTCTATAAACCTCGATGTAATCGAGATTTGGCTTGTAACCCGAAATTGAAAGCCGGTAATCATCCGTCTTGTACTCCTTGCTGGTTATGGGTACCGGAACATATACAGGTTCCTTTACCGTGTCACCGTCTAATGTAATGTAGACAGGAAAAGGCTCCGGTATCGTCCGCACCAATGTCTCATAGACTGGGTACGGGATGCTGTCGTGTATCGTATCCACCTTGGTAAACTTGCCGGTCTTGGATATCGAATCACTGGCCACATCCCCCCGGACATGGTAGCCAGCCGTGAAACTGGCTACCAAGCACACTAGTATTAATATTACTTGCCAAGGTTTCATATATTGCGATACTCCTCCTCGGCATTAAAACACGGACACATCTTCATCCACTCGTCCGGTTCAATCTTACCGTTACCGTTAAGATCCGGGGATAGGTCACGATGACCGCAGATCCTACTATCCGGGAACTGTACGACCAAATCCAACAACAGCCTTATAATCGACTGTCTCTGTGCCTCCGTACGTGTATCATCCGGATTCCCGTCCGGATCAAGACCACCCTCATAGCATATTCCTATACTGTTCTTGTTATATCCGGTCACATGAGCCGGAATCAATTCCAATGGACGCATAGATACTATCTCCCCGCTCTTCCGGATATAATAGTTATAACCTGCGGAGTTGAATCCTCTCGCCTTGTGGTCTCTCTCTAATTGCTCAGGGGTATAATCCTTATCTACCCTAGTGGCCGAACAATGGATCACGATCAAGTTGATTTTCCTGTTAATCGTTCTCATATCAATTATTTTTTATACTTTTATGCGCTTTGTTAACTTTGTTCCTCTATCATAACCTGTGACAGGCGTGATAGAGGCGTTTTTTACATCCAGCTCCCCTATCCTTTTGGATCTGGGGAGCCTTTTTTATTCTTTGTCTTGTTATACTCATCCAAGAAGTTGACCTTGCTGATAAACTTAACGGCGGCAACCCAATACAAGAAGGCTATCACCTTGTTATCCGGGAATACCTTACCCATGTTCTTCAAGACATTGGTCCCGTAAAACCATATCATCGCCCACGTGATCCAAGACACGAAAGCCTTGGCGTTATCCTCCGATATATCCATCATCACGCCTATCCAGAACGAGATGATTATGATCAGGAAATAGACTAGCATGTACACCCAGCTACGGATGAACTTGCTCTTCCGGAAATCCCCGTGATCCGCAGCCAGACCCCAGAACGTATCGATGAAGGCTAGCGACAGGATCACCACCAAGAAATTCTCGATCGGCGACACGAAGTCCATCGCCGTGACAACGGCGGCTATGGCGATGGACTTGGCCCAGTTCGCTAGGTCGGATATGTAGGAGAAACGGTACATATTATTTTTTTTAATCACAGTATCCCAAAAGATCGTCCCATACGGTCCAATCATCGGTATATTGCAAGTTTATGCGATTCATATAATATGGGTTACTACCTTTTGATATTAATCCCATTGGCTGCGAGGTAGTAGCCCCAAACGATATGGAAAAACCATGATCTCTTTGCACTTTCGAACTCATGGGGGTACCCCATTCAAAATTATTACCCATCTTGTCACAAAATATCCCCCATCTGTCCAACATCATCTTTCTTCCCTCTTCAAGATGCGCTCCAAGTTCCGAGTATTTGTAACAGCCAATATAAAGGTTGTGGGTGAAATCATGTAAAAACACACTATATCCCGCATTATTCGCCGCACTTACAATTTTGTCAGTGTCTTCATCCAAGGCTTTTGATATCATTAGTGTTGTCGGCTTAATTCCAAATTGACTAAACAAACCTCTGAATTTATCATTGGTAAATAATTCTACAATGGAATCGTCAAAAGTAAGTAACAATGACTTATTTGGTATTTTTTCGTTCCGACCGTATATGTAATCATCTAATTGCTCAAGTGTAATAGGCTTCCACCCTTTATTTATGGCTTTTTCAACAAATGTAATAATCTTACCTATCCCTGAGTAATATGCGCCTTGCATAGGGTCGGTGTATCCATCCGGTTCATCTACTAGATGATGCATTACGGTAACGCAAATATGAGGAGAAAAAGAGCTGGTTTCTCCTAGATCATACTGAAGATTTCTAAGTGAAATATTTGCGCTATTCCCATCCGAATCTCCCCCTATATAGCATACACCTTTGTATACTATATCTGTTATTGGCGCAGGCCGATATACATTAAATTTGTAAATACCATCAAGCGTAGCTCTTAATGTATCTGTTGCTCTATCACCGTCTATATATATTTCTACTGTGTGCCATTTCTCGTCATTTAAAGGAAGATACACCGGAAAAGCGTCCCAATGACTACCTGCGGCAAATCCACCTCCCGGAGAGACGTTACCATTTGGAATCTCTTGGCAGAAATATATTTTTTCAAATAATAATAAATCTGACGGCAAATGTTGTGAGATACATCTAAAATCAAATTCAAAATCAGTCAAATTAGCATCTTCCTTTATTGCATTATACAGATCGTTCAGTGTAGAATAATCTCTTAATACAAAAACCGCAATATCGCTTGTTGCTAACTCATGCTTTATTTTAATTTCTGTCCCATCATTACTTATTATTAGGTCTTGATTCTCAGCTATAGTTGGATCACCGGTAAATCTTATACTAAAAGCATCCTCACCTCTAAAAGCCTTTGTAGCTATATCATCGGGAATATGGTCTACATAAGCATTATTTGTGTCAGACCCCCATGTGACTCTTACTCCCGAATTATATTCAGGTATCGTGCAGTTAATATTTACATTATTTACACTAAGCGTCTTATTGGCTGGTTTTCCCGCGATCAGATATATATTGAACAACTTATCGTATTGCTGGTTCCAAGAAACGTTGGTAACTGGAATATCCAATAGTTTTATATATCTAGGTTCCCCGGCATTCATGTTAAAATTTGCCTTGAAATCAAATTTCATACGAAACTTAGCACTCAATCCCAGCGGAAGTTTATAGATGGCCCCTGCCGTATTATATTCTCCAGATACAAGTTCTATTCCTCGTTGTTTACATTTGCTTTCAGTAAATGAATCTATAGATAGATTGTCATTATTTATGATTGATTTTGCTACTAATTTATTTGTAGTTAGGTTATTGACAAAAGATTTTTCCGCAAAACTCACATCGTTAATCCAGACTACGTCCACACTGTCTAAAGTTTTCCACGTTTCACTAGTAGGTTGAAATAGCAAACATTTATTACTAACACCCTCAAAGGCCCATTTACCGCAATATATTCCATTTACGTATATCCACGCAGTAACTGAATCCTGTTTTATGTAACATTCTACATTAAATGTGTCAGAAACAATTACATCAAACGTTTGCCCCGTGTCTGATCTTGAAATGTTTAATCCTGTATAGGATCTAGTGAACCTGATACTTTTATTAGCTATTGCATAATTAGGATCAATTATACCAAACAGGTTAAGTCCAAAACTTCCATTTGCTCCTGTTGAGGCTTTTGGGAATGATAATTTAATGCAGTAAGTATTTCTTAAAGTTAAATCCAATGGGACAACCTCCCAATATTCGTTATATGCAGTAAAAGTAATGTTTGTGGCATCCCCTTTATTCGTGTAGAGTTGAAAGGCAGAAATGATTGAAGGATTTAATGCCGCTTGATCCACTGTGAATACGTGATTATCATCAACCTGTGGTTCACTCAAATTTACAATTAAATTAAATACAATATCATTTCCTTTTATGGTTAATGCGATATTTTTCTGTTCTTCCTCTGTCATGGCCTTAACCACTGTACTCAATATTTCTGTTGTCCCTATGGAAACATCATCAGCACCATCATTATAGAAAATCCCTACACGATAGCGCAACGACTCGCCCTCTCCAATTCTACCAAAATACTTTATATAAAAACGCTTGAGACCTTTTGAGGTAAATAGTGTAAAAGCATCGCTAGTATGTATTCCTACAATCTTTATATAATCTTCCATTCTAAAATTTACCGAAGATAGAGTTGAGGTTCTTTCCCACATTACACTTGTTAAAGGATAAATCCTTACCCAATTTTTTATGACTTCAGCAAAATTATAATTATTTAATTCTATAGTATCGTCTAAAAGTAATTTCCAAATCTGCCAACCGGTTGGTGTGCAGTACGTAATCATCATTCCCGGAAAGCGCTTACTAACAGGAACAAGTTTTGCGGCTTCTCTAAACGTTGCATAATCAAATTTTTTAGTAACGGCTGATATGTTATAAATAATATTGGGAATAATGTCTTTTTTTAGACTACTTTCAACAACATCCGTGCCAATCCACGCCCCCGCCTCATGATCAGCCGTGAACTCGTACAAGAGACCGCCGTAATTAACGATCTCGCCTTTTACGTAGGGCTTGGTATCGGAGAAGACAGGGTACGTGTCTAGGCCGACGATGGATGAAACAGCCTTTTGGCTCATGACCTCCGTCTCGCTATTCCCGATCGTCTGAACCACCCCGGCGGCTATGCTTTGGAAAACCCCGTTATCCACCCATCCAGAATCGTTATACACGTACATCCGGTATATAGGATTCTTATGTTCCGTGTCCTCAGCCACGTACGTAGGGCCTACCATGTAGATATCACCCTGTTTCACGCCCGTAGAGGGAAGGGCTGACGATGTAGCGACATACCCCTTTATATACAGGTCTTGCGTGAACGGCTTTGACAGGTCAGACCATGTTTTCTGATCCCGTGATATCTGGATCTTATTGTCTTGATAGCGGAACCAAGCGGCGATATACTCAGAGATCTCATTCCATACCTCTCCATCATACGAGTATCGCAGCTTGTTATTAACCGTGCGAAGCATGGGAGTAAGCCCATTGTCCCCTTTAGGTCCCTGTGCCTTGAAGCCGGTATCAACTCCATCTTGAAACCAATTTCCGTTAGAGCCTATGGTTATGTTACCCCCGACCGGGAGGGCGTCCGTTATCCTAGTCCAAGAGGAGTCTAGACGGAAGAAATCATCGGCGATACAAAGATCATAGGTGAGCTTCTCGGTTATCGTCTCCTCGTCAAGGTTCTTGTAAGTGATTATGATACCCTTCCTTCTCATCCAGAAAGGCAACTGTATGCGGGTATCCCCAGCCGATCCCATCCAAGGCAAATACACGTTGTTGCATTTCCACAATATGGAATCAAGCCTCTCTTTCGTCCTAGCGTCATATACGGCCTGAATGTATGTCAACGGATAGATAGGAAAACGCTCGTTCTTATCCTTGGCCAGCTTGTCTAGCTGCTGTACGCTATCCCTCTCGTAACCCTCGCAAATATCTTTTCGCTCTTCCATGATGTATCGTGCTTTAGTTCGTTATACGTAAAATATGTTGTAGCCGGCGTTAAGTCTCAAGATCAAGTCTAGGTCGTTAGCCTTTGACCAATCCTCGCCTTCCTTCTTGTAAAGGGCCAGCTTGAATACGCTCGTATTATCCAACTGATCTAATTTGTAGATGTTCCCGGCCAGATAGAAAGGCTTACCTACCCATATGCGCTGATCGCCGTTCTCCGTAAGATCGATGTTCTTACGGCCTTTGTACAATGTCCTTACCTTAGGCTTGTAAACAGAGAATACAAGCTTGAATATCTTTCTGATGATCGTGTATATGAATTGTCTCATGATTTTAATGTTTTAATGATTATACGGTAGCTCCGGTAGCGTCGATCCAGTTCGTGCCATTCCACCAAATAGGTTTGTTTAAAGTTGTGTCAAAATATTCTCTACCTAGTACCTTTTCTGGCCTTTGAGAAGTATTGCCTATTTTATCATACAAATCATCTGCTCTGATATATCTCATTCTAAGTTCATGAGTAGTATCAATTGTTTGTTTTTGACTCTTAGCTGCATTGCCAATAAAATACAAATTGCACCCTGAATCAATTCTTATATAGATATCTATGGTATTTGGATCATCTATATTGTTATCATAATAGGCGGTTGGCATATAAGTTACCTCTTCTGGTGTAATATAAGATGTGGTAACAGTATAACCAGTCTGAGGATCACCTTCTCTAGGATTATATATAGATACACTGCCCATAAAATTTTCCCCATTTCTTAAAGAGCCAAAAACAAAGGAACTAACCCTTTGTCCTTTGCCGCAAGAACAAACTCTATAATAGAAAATACCATTTGTTCCATTATCGTACTTTTGTGGAATATTCACATAATCTTTGCTTTGAAGGAAACCGGGATTCTCCATATCTACAAACATGCTGTTTATATCATCATATATCGTAACACCGGGATTGCCCTTTATGAAATTAGGATAATTCCTATATCCATTACCCATGATGATTAAAAATCCTCTGGCATAAAACAAATGATGATCTTTAGAAGGAGTATAAATATTAGTATTCCATGTCAATGGAGATATATATCTATACCCCATCACAGTACAATTACCCCCAATACCTATATCAAAAAGATATATGATACCTTGTGGGCTTATTCTTGAATCACCCACTTGATATGCCCCATTTACACTTACTGTTGATTGATGTATACGTACACCTATATACCAAATATCCTCTATGTAATAATTATTTAAAGCTGCTTGGTATACTACATTAAGGTTTATTCCCGTAGACCAGTGTTCGTATAGACAATGATTTAACAATAAGTTCCTGCAATCCACTGCGATTATACCACTTCCACGCTTATAATTATCATAAAACGTTTCTAAGTTATGAGTGTCTGAATGTATCTTGAAATAATTAAAATCTTCAAAATAATCTTTTTCAGTCACAGTGTATTCCAGAATATATTTGCCATTTGGATCTGTAATCTTGCGTCCATTCATATAGGTGTTGTCAAATTCTACAGCCTGACATTCGTTAACAAATGCTCCACAGACATAAGAGAGAGAAATCACGTCCCTAACAACCACATCCCAACTAACAAATATACCTACCGCTATCTTGGTATTACATATATACATCTCCTCTATTTTAGAACCAGGAGATCCAAAAAGCCTAATTCCTCCGAATATCTTGTTTTCAGCCTCTATCCTAATACCTTTTATCCTTATATTTCTACATGCGTTATAATAACGATTATTATCAACCGCATAAGATACCTCAATAGAGTTATACTTCAACCTTTCCCCTGTACTTTTATTAATACTATCAGTATCAAATATCCAAGCAAATGTATTGTCATTACTCTCTTCCCCAAAATTGGCTATTATAGTAGGTTCTATATTAGTATCATAACCACCAGGCATACTTCCTTCTATATTTGAATATGATGGTAAATATATACTACTAGTTATATAATATTTCCTAGAAGATAGCTTTACTGGGACAAGAATAGATACTGAAATATAAACACTTTTCTGTATAAAGGCTGTTGAATCATTTCTCATATATCCTAATGCCCCAAACCATTCTGGATAAATATAATCTATAGACCATTTTCCATTTAAGGTTATATCTAAATCAAATATCTTTTGTAATGCAGACTTTATACAAGTATAATCCCCCTTTAATGTACCATTTCTTAATGACCCCCCTTGGAAATCCAGCACGCAATTCTCCGGCACCTCGATCGTCTGACCGGCTAGACAGTAGTCGTACTGGATGATGTAGATGGTATTAGGCTTTCTCATCATGTGCCGCGTGAGCGTGTTCACGCCGTTCACGTAATGCTTCCGAAGGTACACACGTCCCATGCCGGAGTAATCCTTCGGGGCGTATTCCTTATCTTTCAGTTTCAAGGTCTGGTTTTCCAAAACGGTTATATCCTCCTCGTCCGGAAGATTGGTAATGCTCTTGTTACCTATCAATTGCTTCGTAGCCTCGGAAAGATCGTCCGGATCGACGGAACCGGGCTTCAAGTCCGTTACCTGCTGGTTGGTGATGTCGATTATCTCGTTCCGCAATCCTCTCCGGGTGATATACGTATCACGGATAACGTTGCCCTCATGGTCTCTCCAAGCACGGTCTACCGTGATCTCCGGGGTAAGGTCGATGTCCGGCTTGAAACCGGCGGGATGGGCTGATACCGGGGCATGGCTCTTGATCTCATCAACGATATTCCCCATATTATTAACCTTGTCCTCCGCTTCCTCTACCCGATCACCAAGATCATTTGTATCATTTCGAATGTCCTCTATAGCCTCGTCTTGTTTCTCCAACTCATCGGTAATGGCCTTTTGGCTCATGGTGTCAACCTCGCTATCACCACGGGAATCGAGTACGCTTACGTAACGCTCATGCTTCAGCCACTCTCCTTCCGTACCGTTCCAGTCCCCACGTAATACGGCCAGCTCGTATGAGGACAAGCCATCATAGCCATAAGTGGCGGTAGAGGTCTTTACTTTCAGCACGACGACACCTTCTCCGATATTCGTAGCCTCGTCCTCAAATTCGGTAATAGAGAAAAGATCCTCTTTCTTGGAGCGGCATACGCTTCGTGTATCAAAGACATGATCCATATTCTTGACCCATATCGCCTCGATAGAGTAAGTTCCTTCTTCCAACCCTGAAGGAATGTCTACATAAAGCGTGCCTTTGTCCGCTCTCGCTTGAAGTAGATATTTCTCCCGGTTGCCTAATAGAAAAACCTTTACATTAGATCGGGAGAAATCCTCTTTCACCGGGCTTATCCCCTTGTAAATAGTCCACTCTACCCGAATTAACCTGTCCTTGAATATGTATACCATGATTCTATAGTCTTGTTATTGATTGGAGTTGGCCCCGGATGGATTGACACCCATAAGAACCAACGCTTGATTAAACATACTGTCCGCGTGCTGATCCCTGTAAGTAAGCAACGTGAGGCCGGATATATAATAGATCAGCGCCTTTTTCAGCTTGGTGCTTACCTCCAAGCTATCCGTTATATCCTCGTCCGTTATGATCCCGATCTCGAACGTGTCGGATTTATCCTTCGCCTTATATAGCTCCAATGTCTTACCCGGCCTCATGGTCAACGCCAGTTTAGGTCTTTCCCATGTCCCCGTTGCGTATGGATCCGACAGCGTGGCGTATTCCTTATCGTTCCAATAGATAGGATCTGAAATAAATAAAGGCCATGATGATAGCCTAGCGTAACAAATCCGAGAGTAGTTCTCCGGCAAGCTTACATGAGCGACAAGATCTTCCTCTATGGTTCCGTCCGTTATTATCTTGTTCGGTTCCAACAGGCTCCAGTCCGCATTACCGTTCACGAAGCGCAACGCCTCCGATATCTTGGACTTGATAATCGTGTCCATTTCCTCGTTATCCTGCGTTCCTAGGAACTCAGCGTCATTAAGCCCGATCTCGTCTATGCAGATCTTGACCTCACTCACTATGTCGCTCACGCTAATATCCATATCATTTCATGTTCGGGAACGAGACACTTAATTTATCCTTTAACTCCTCGAGCATATCATCGTTCTCCACCTTATAGCCCATCTTGGCGAAATAGTCGATAGCGTCATTCACGTTCTTTACGGTCTTGACCTCTTTCACTTGTTTTTCCCTGCCTCTCGAGTTCCTCATGACCGAGACACCAGACACATCATCGTCTTTTAACGTAGAGACGAGCCGGATAGACGTACCAAATCGGCAATCATTCTCAATAGCGTCTTGTACGAAAGGGTTGCTAGTCCGTAGTAAGGCGTTCTTGCCATTGATGAAATTACCGCCCTTGAACTCCATGCAGACCCTTGTGCCGCAGTATATAGTACGGAGCATGCAATTATCCTTGCCTACCAACTCATATGTTTTCGTGATCATTCGATTGATTTTATTAGACCCACCGTGCGTTTGCTCCGGTGGGTCTTGTTTGACAATATTACAGTTTACACGTTAATCTCTCCCTTGTATGGTTTCCATGCGGTACCGTCATATACATACAATCCGACGGCGTGCGTATCGTCCGCTACGGTTAAGTAAACCACATCGTCCTTTTTCGGTGTAGATACGGAACTCAAGGAAGCCACGCTGGAAACTACTGTGTCAAGCATAGACAGCTTATATCCGCTCACTGTCACGTCCGGACCGATCAGCATCGAGTTATAACCCGTAAGCATCAAGCAGTCATCCTGAATATAATATTGGGATTTGGCCTCCCGTACCTCACCGCCTTCTCCCTTGGAATGATCCACGGTAAGAGTTTTTCCTTTTTGGTAGTAATAACGCTTGGCCTCGGACATCGGGAAAGCGACGGCGCATTCCTCATATCCAAGATCGTCAAGAGCGTGCTCGACCTTGAAGTTCAACTTTCCGAAAGTGGTCTCGAAAGAGGAGATATCAATACCGATATTCTGTTTCTTGACGAATGAGATATCCTTATGTTTCGTAAAGTCGATGTTCAGCAACTTCTCGATGAACTTGGTACCGCAATACACGTCCATCTCGTTCGTGTTCGAGTACTTTCCGAAAAGCATACGGGTGATACCGATAAGATCGGCGAACTCCAATGTCGAACCGATCTGGTAACCCAGCCGTAATTGTCTCAACACGCCTTTCTGGGCATACACGTATTCGGTACCTGTTTTCTTGGAGCCATACTTCACGAACTTCGTACCTACGCCGATCAACATCGTGCGTGTACATTTCTTGCGGAAATTAGACAAAGTCCAATCCTTCAAGTCTTGCACGTTCCACTTAGCCTTCTTATTGATACGCTCGAAGAATTCCGTCCACGTAATCGGACATACCTTCTTCTGCAAGTAGGCGATCTCTTTCTTGGGATAAGCGGAATCCGGGGCGATCTCCACCTCACTCTCACTCATGGCCGGTGCCATGATATGCAATCCGGTACCCGCTTTCAAGTCCGGCACATACATGTTCCCACCTTCATCCAACGGGCCATTAAGAGCGGAGACCATAATACCGTTAGCCTTATCCGCGGATATGACATAGAGGACTAACGGGCTACCGTCAGAATTTCCGTTCTCATCATATCCGGTTACGCCGTCTACCAAGACAGTGTTGCACTCGGCGAATAACTTCTCGTCATTCTTATACAAGCTTAGCTTTACCTCAGCGTCCTTTTCCGTGTTGGTCACCGCCGCCTTGGTAACGCAATCCATTATAGCCTCGCCAATATTGTAATGCTCCGGTTCCTTCGTGTTGACATGGACTTGCTTGGCGAGCTTGAGGAAATCCGTGTGCATGGGATATTTGTACGCTTGAAATTTACTGACGTAATCCTCTACCTTGTTCTCGGCCAGATCAGCGTCAGTGACCGCAGATCCGGTAGCCCCCTGCCCCTGCTGGTCAATACCCTTACCTGCCGCATCCGGGGTCGCGTTCTCCAACGGCTTGCCATCATTGGGATCCGTATCACTTCCATTCTCCCCGATCTCCACGGCCATAGCCGCTCCACCAGTCAATACCGCCAAGACAAAGAACAAAGCCTTGACCCAAAACATCTTGTCTTTAAATAATTTATTCATCGCAAAAGTATTAATTGTTATTATTCTTATTATAAAAAAGGATTGTTCACGTCTTGCGTAACCGGCTTCTCCTGCCGTGCTCCTTGTCTTCCTCTCGGCCTTTCCTGCTTACCGCTAAGATCCTTTAACTTGTCGGTAACTTTCTTGTTGATCCCTTCCGCAACGCCTTCCTCCCGAGCGGCCTCCACGTCTTGGTTATAATTCATTCCCTTGGCCATCATCTCGAAAATAGACGGGTCCAATTTACCGACGATCAAGTCATCCATGACTTGATACATCTTGCCTATAACCTCCTCCGCTTGATCATCGGAAAGGCCCATCTCCGAGGCTTTCGCCCTAATCGCTTCCACGCTAGCCGGCATATTCTCCGACATTTGTTTCTCGATCTCGTCCTGTTTCGCCAGTTTCTCCAAGTAAGCGTTATGAGCGTCGGCCAGCTTTTGCGAATAATCGGGATCATCGGCCAAGGCTTTTAAGTCAAGCCCCTTATTCTGTACCATCCACACCACGGGATCGAAATCATCCTGATCCCTAGCGGCTACCATCAACTCGGCGAAAGCTGGACTCTTCGATAGGTTCTCCCGCATTTTCTTAGAGTTTCCCTCATAACCCTCATACTCGTCCATGAACTGGTTGACCGAGCCGTAGTAAGCCTCCTCGTCATCCATGTTAAGATCCGGATTCCGTTTGGCGTATCTCTGTCTGAATCTCTCTTTGTTAGATATATCTGCCATACCTTAATCGATTTTGTTTTAGGCAAAGGAAAATAATAAGGTATATCCGTTTTGTTATTTTGATTATTTTATTTAACCCATGAACCCTAAGAATAATCAAACATGTGAATCTATTTTTTATCTTTGTGATGTTCACCAAAACAAGCGTTCTTTATGGTTAATGGCGTAGATTTCATCCCAGAGCGGGACATGGAGCTTTACGAAGCTTATAGACGTGCTTTGAAGATGAGGGAAGTGAAATCCCACCGAGAGGCGGTAATGAGGGCTATATCCTCACATGCCTCTAGGTTCTGGATCTCCACCCTTCAAGCGTATAGGGGAATCCTGCTGATCAGGAAAGGGAAGACCAAGGAAAAGGGTCGATCGATCAGGAACAAGATGATCGATGACATTTATGAGATTTACAAAGAGCTGGAGAAAAAGAGAGAATTCAAGGGAAGCTCCGTTTATTTCATCACCTCTTTCGCGGTCTATCAAACGGCCCCCTGTTTTTACATATCCTATTCACGGGCGTTGGCGATAATACAACGCATCAACCGGGAAAGGAAAAATGGAAGGTAAGCTAAAAAGACTGATTCCTTCATTAATAATCGCCTTGACAAGCGTCATACTCCAACTCGCAGGTAAACATTTCTATTTCGATACCAATTCCATACCATACGACCATTTCCTTTACACGTTCACCCACGCAAACATCTTTCATTTATCATTAAATCTTATCGCCTTATTCCAGTTTAAGCCTCGTGTGAAAACATGCCTGATCGGTTACGTGTCTTGCGTCTTGGCCTCGTTCGTACCACTAGCCTCATTGCCGGTTCCTACATGCGGCATGTCCGGATTTATCATGGGATGTTACGCCCGCAGATATCACGCCTATAAACTAAGCCTTTGGAGAATAATATTGAGCAATATCGTCATGGCGTTTATCCCCTTATTCAACTGGAGGATACACTTGCTGTCATTCCTAATAGCCTATATCATCTATGGAGTCATACAGAAAATTAGCGTTCACAGAAGAGGTTGAGTCTATATTGGCCGAGAATAACAAGAGGCTGAAAAATATATTCGGCACGCACGACCAATTCACGGGGCGTGGAATGGAGGGGCATAGCCATAGGGTTGTCATAGATGATTACCCCATAAGGGTGCAGTGGCTTACCGAGGAGGTTTTCAAGAACGATCTGTATCAAGATGTTCTGAAAGCTGGTTCCATAAAGGACTACACGATAAGGTTCAACGAGCTGTACCCGGATTCAGATGGGATAAATGAGGAGGATGTGGCCAACATGCTATTTTGGGCTCGTTGTTCGAGAGACCCGTCCTTCGCCTTTTTCTCGTTATTTAAGATCAAGTCAAAAGAGGCGGGAGAAATGATCCCCTTCGAGCTTAATTACGCCCAACGTTACGTGCTATCCGTTCTGGAGGAAATGAGGCATAAGGGAGTCCCGATCCGTATAATATTATTGAAAGCCCGGCAATGGGGAGGTTCCACCTTGGTACAGCTTTATATGGCGTGGATACAGCTATTCGTCATGGAAGGATGGTATTCCGTAATTATAGCCCAGACGAAAGATACCGCCAAACGTATCAAGGCCATGTATAAAAAGGTTCTCGATAATATCCCGGGATTTATATATGGTGTTGACAAGCTACAATTCGCCCCTTACGAGCATTCGGCGTCCGACTCCATAATCACCGACCCGTCCGGGAACAAGGTACGTGATAACGTGATAACCGTGGCATCTTATGAGAATTTCGAGTCAACACGTGGTATGGACTATGCCATGGCCCACTTCTCGGAGGTAGCCTACTGGAAAACAACGGATGGCAAATCGGCGGAGCAGGTTATAACAAACATAGACTCGAATATATTGGAGAGACCGTTGACCATGGAGATCTCCGAGTCTACAGCTAATGGCATGGCCGGTTATTTCTATGATGAGTACCAAATGGCCAAGGAGGGCACGTCATCCCGTAAGGCGATATTCATACCGTTCTTCTTTATCGAGAACGACATGATAAGATTCAAGGACAAGAAAGAGACCCGGCTTTTCATACTGGATCTATTAGAGGGAAGGGATGTCACGACCTCCCCTAATGACAATAGCGAGCCGGGACAGTATCTATGGTCTCTATGGGAAAAAGGAGCTACGCTGGAGCACATCAAATGGTATATCAAGAAAAGGGCCTCGTTCCATGATCACGCCTCGATGGCATCCGAGGCACCATCCGATGATGTCGAGTGTTTCAAGTATTCCGGTAATCTCGTGTTCAATATCTATACGATCGAGGTAATGCGGGAAAGATACGTATCACCCCCGGAGTTCATTGGCGACATATCCCAATCAGAGAAGACCAAGAGGATAATTCTCACCAAGAATCCGAACGGCCTGTTGAGAATCTGGAAGAGGCCCGATGATACAAGGACATCCAACGAGTATCTTGTTATTGTCGATGTCGGTGGACGTAGCAAGAACTCAGACCCCTCATGTATAACAGTGATAAACAGATGGAATTTACGATTTAGCGGAGGAAAGCCGGAGGTGGTAGCCAGATGGCACGGTCATATACGATATGACTGGCTCGCCTACAAAGCCGTCAAGATCGCCAGATACTACAAGAACGCCCTTCTCGCCTTCGAGAGCAATACGTTTGATAAGAAAAAATCAGAGGCATCCGAGTTCGTGGAGGAAGGCGATCATATTCGTGGCATACTGAAAAAGATAGAGGATATCTACCCTAATCTTTACATGCGAGCGGCGACGGATCCCGAGGACATAAGGAACGGCATATACAAGAAGATAGGCTTCCAGACCAACAAAAAGACCAAGCAGGACATGGTAGATAATTTCATAGTGGCGTTCGAGGACGATATGTTCATAGACCCGGATGAGCGCATGTATAAGGAGGCATCCAAATACGAGCAACGTCCGGACGGTAGTTACGGGAATATTCCCGGTCGTGGCAATCACGACGATATATTGATGACAGACATGATAGGAGCGCTCATATCAGAGGATATGCCTAAGCCTTCTATAATCAAAGAAGAATCAACGGGATATCTTGATTCATATCCCAAAAATGAGTCGAGTTTATAGCGTGCGCATGAACGTTTCCCCTGTAAAAATCAATATTAGATAAATAAAATACGACTTATTTTTTACTAATATAAAATAAATAGAGTATATTCGCGTAGTCACTGATTAGAATATAAGACGTGACACACATTGTGGCGTTAAAGATATCGTCTCCTATAAAGACCTAAATTCCCCAAATTTATAAACATAACAGGGAGCCGATAGCAACAATACGCCCACGTTATTTGTATATATAATCTATATATAAGACGTGGGCCGTTGCTTACTACCTGTTATGTTGGCGTGGGGACGCCGGGTCTTGGTAGTTGCGACGGCGCCACGTTTTTTTATGCGTATATGGTATGTTATATATTTATAACCCCTTATGGCTCTCATCCGTGATGGACTGGAGTCATTACTTAAAGATATTACACTAGGTTGTATTCATAAAATAATTTTATCAATGTCATACCGCTCTTTCGTGAGAACCAGAGGTATATTTATGTCAAGGGGATAGCTTTGGAGGATGGGGGCACACTCCTTTCCTTATGGCATAAAATATAGTTTGAATAAATATTTCCCGCTTCCCTTGGGTGGTATTGGGAAGCATTTTAAGACGGATATACCCACCGTTGCTATTCCGGGAGGATCGGCAATGATGATTAAGTATGTCTTTGTTTAGATATGGATTTAGATATTACAAACGCTCTCGTTCGTGAGGATAGGACCGTTTAAGGTTGTCTGAAAACCATTCATATAGATTATAGTTAAATAATAAAAACTCCCTTGTCCGTGAGGATTTGGGGAGTTTTTTATTTTTTACTATTCCTCGGGATAAAATTAAAAGTAAAATATGCCGTAAAACATGCCTCCTGCGGGATAACGGATGTGAAGATTGGGTAATTTTGCAAAAAATCTAAAAAAACAACACAATGAGAAGAATAATTACATATAGATATAAATGCTTACTATCCATAATTTTATTTATTTCAATACCATCTTTGGCTCAAAAGAAAAAATCTCCTTCCACTCAAAAAAGCGCAATAATAGATAGCGTATATTATGACTCTAAATGGAGGGGGGTTCCTGATAGAGCTTTCGCTTCTTTCCTAAGAGTATATTCAACTCCTGTAGATAACAGATATAAAAAACAATATAGGGATTACTATACGACCGGGGAGGTAAAGGGAGAAGGTTATTATATCAGCATAGACCCGATGGACGGGACTAAATCCATATATGACGGGGAGCAAATATCATACTACAAGTCGGGGAAAATGGAGTATAAAGAATACTGGGAAAATGGAAAGCTTAATGGAGAAAAAACAATTTACGAGGAAGGAGGTCTTCCGCAAAAACACATGACATATATAGATGGGAATCTTGATGGAGTATATACAGAGTTCCTTGATAATGATTTCTATATGCAAACTGAATATGAAAATGGTAAGTTCATAAACCCATATTATACTATTTTTGACAATGCCGGAAGGAAAATGAGATACGATATGTCAGGAACCCCGATAAACGACATCCCTACAGAAAAAGACATAAAAGAAGAATATACAGACGGAATGCCTTGGTATTATTATGACATGAATGGTATAACCTTAGCCGCTTGCTCCGGGACGTTCGATAGATACGGAAAATATTACAAGCAATTAATCACTATAAAAAATAACCTTTTAGAAACGGTAGAGTTCGATCCAGATAAAACAGAGGCTTTTATATTGAACAAGGAGAATGATACCATAAAACTAAAGACGTTATCCGCTGATGATTACACAGAAGTCATACAAAGGCAAAAAGGGATATTAGGAGCTTTAGCGGGAGTTGCAGCTGTAACCGCAAACGTCACTTCAGCTTCTATCGGGAACGGCCCTACATCCACATCCACGGCCAACATAGAAGCCAATATAGGAGGAGAAATATCTAATGCGACTATAAAGACATCCACCTATGACTATAATCAGTCATATCGTAATGGTGTAATAATGGGACAGAATATATCAAATATGGAGCGTGGATTCAACGCAGCCTCAGAAGAGGCATATGAGGGATACTTAAAAAGACACACGTTGCGCCCAGGAGAATCTATGTCCGGCTATATATTGTTCAAATACGAGAAAGGAATATCCTTTATGTCTAAAATATACGTAAACGGCATGCCCTATCCGTTCTCTTTTGATCTTAACAGCCAAGAAAAGGCTAAAAAGAAAAAGAAAGATATCGTTAAGACTAAAAACAATGAAAAATAAAAAAAAGAGACGTAATTTAAATTGAGGCCGTAATTTGAACTGTGTCAGCAAAGAAAATGAATAAAATATTAACTTTGCTAACACAGTTTATTTTACGCCCCCAGCGGGACATCACCGCCCCCCGCCACTTTACCTATTCACCATTAGCTATCTCATTCACCATAGCTTTCAAATCGTATAACTCCATTTCCAATCTTTCATCATCTACCTTTTTCAAATACTCACCCATTGATTGATACAATTTGTTAAGATTGTTAAACTCTATATATCTACGATATTCATCGCTCATCATAAGATCATTCAATTTTTTTTGATACTCAGCCATATCAAAACTATCGTTCTGTGGATTAGACAATTCTTTACGATATCCTCTCAATCTTTGTCCGATCTTATCCATTTCTTCCAAATTCTCATAATAAGCGTTATCTATGGCTTTCTTTTTAGTCCGCTCATCACCACTTTTTATAAGACGGTTCCCTACAGGGATATTCCTCCAGTCAAAATCACGACTACCCCAAGCGGTTTCAGCGGATTTGACCATCTGGGAACGTGTAGCCTCAATACCTCCGAAATAGCCGTCCAATATATGTTCTATAATGGCTGGGTTTAGGTTAACGGTACCCGTAGTGTATTTATCTCCTCCGGTCAGTTCATTGGCATATTTAGTCATTACCAATATAGCGGGATCCACGCTCTTAAAAGCCTTTGTCCATTCCGGCATACCCTTGTTGAAGTCGTTATCCTTATATAAAGGCAAACCTGTCCAATCCTTGTTATCTCCGGCCTCAATCAATGGCTTTACCGAGCTTGGGACGAAAGCGGAGAATCCTCCACCTCCCTCCATCATGTCCAAAGGAAGAACCTGTGACATTTGCTCCGCTATCTTCATGGCCATCTTTTTATCGGTATATTTCTCTTTTCCGGAAACTATTCCAGAAGACATTTCTCCTAGTCCATATATAGCCCTTAACTCTATGGGCATAGGAATTGTAATCCAATTTCCTCCACCGTTACGGAAACAGATATTATTACGTCTCACGTATTCCGGAAGATCGTAGTAATCATCATCTTCATCATCCCCAAATGCGGCCGCGAGCATAGGCATGATCGTGCCAAGCAAATAGAAAGAGGATGCTAACCCCAAGAATTTCTTGGGATTATACTTGGCCAGCCTTCCGAAATTATACATACCTTGTACACCAGCGTTCCAAAACACATACATGGATCTTGACAATCCAGACGTGAAAGCGCTAGCGTTACCTATCTTGGTCTGCCCCTCAGTATTCAAGAATTTTGAACCCGCCCCTTTCTTATTGAAGTTTACGGATATCTCCTTAGCGTCATAAATGGATTTATCCATGCTTCGCCCCATTTCCCTAGAAGTAAGGAACGCGGCGAACCTTGCGCAATTCTCGACGCTCTTATTGAACAAGTCCATCCATTCGCCTAGTATTTTCAAAGCCTTTCCGATAGATACCTTTTGCTTGGAGTATTGAAGTTCTTTTTGGATCGCCTTCTTCTTGGCTTCCACGTCTCTCAAATTGGTGTATCCAGTCTCTCCTCCTCTCATTACAAAATCATGATATGCCTTCTTCAAGGGATCGCTCATATCCAACGTACCGTTCTCATACCCCTTGACCAGACGATACATACTGATCGGGTTTACCATAGCGAAATTCTTATTGAACTTCCAAGCGTAAACAGGACTTTCCTTGACCCATACGGTAGTATTCGAATAAAGAGCGTCACGGAGGAAGTTACTTACCATGAAATTCGGGTTACGTGTCGTGAAGTTAGCGGCCAAGTTACGGTTCAGCCATCCGGCGTATCTCTCCACAGTACCGAACCATCCTTTCGTATTATCCGGGTTTGTAAGCCCGTTCAACGCTTGAGCGGCCCTTGGGTTCCCGTTTATGGTAAGCACGTATTCTTTGCCGGCTCTCTTTATGATCACTTGATGCTCCTTCAAGTCCTTTGGCAATATCTTGTAAGGTATCCCTATAGCATCCCTTGAACGCCTGACATTAGATCCTTTTTCATTGGATAGCTCCTCCATGCGTTTGTTGAAAGATTCCACGATAGACTCCACCTGTTCCGGATTGGCGTTAGATGGTATATCCGGGAAAACGGCGATCCACTCACCGGAAGCCTCGTCAAGACGAACCCACATTTCGCTTACGCTCACGAGATCCGTCTTATGGTTTTGTACCATTGTCAAAAACTTTTGCTTCATCAAGTTCCTATTCCCTTGCATGATTCCGCTCTCTGCCATATTAGCGATCGTCGCTATAGGATCGTCAGCCTTGCTCTTTCGCCCAACGACAGTCTTTATAGGGGCGTTGAACGTCTGGCTTTCGGATGTAAGATAAGCGTAAACCTCATCTGCCGTAGTCTCCTCCCATCCACGCAAAGGCACATAGAACTGATACATATCGCTGATCGAATCAAACGTATTTTGGCTCATAAGCCCGCTATCTCGTTGCTTTGCCAATATAGCGTCAGTGGCTCTTTTGACAGAGGCCGATAATTCCGATGTATCATATCTTGACTCGTAATCCAATACGTATCTCCTTGCGGAATCCAGATCATACCCCGTGTTATCCTCGTTAGGATACATAGACGTGAATCCGCTGAAATCATCAGAAAGATTAGCTCCGTATTCCTCGGCAAGCCTATCCATTTCTGATTGCTGCTCTTCCCAAGACCTACCGTTCTCACGTATCTCATTCCTTCTCCCGATATACTCGTCAAGCAGGGATTTATATGTTTCCGAGTTTTGTGACAACGCTCGTTTAACGGCCATTTCCCTGTTACGCTCAATACCATGCTTGGTTATAAGGTAATCCCTTATCTCATCAATGGTGGATCCCATCTTTTCCAATCGTGACATCGCTTTTAAGATAGGCTCGAAAGCCGCTTTTCTATAAGCGTTGAACTCCGCTTCATTAACAGAGGAAAGGGCATTCTCGGCCATATAAGCGTTCTCATAATCCAATATACGACTCCTCGTTGCCTTTGCCACGGCATCCTGCAATGTTTTAAGCCCTAGCATAGAATCCTGAAACGCCTCCTGAAATTGATAGGACGATGTAGATAGGGTACGCTCATATTGATCTTTGGCGGAACCTACCTGTTTCTCTACTACTTGGATATCATTATCAGCGAACAATACCGACTCATTCCGCGCGTTCTCCCTAAAACGGATTGTTTTCTCGGCGAAAGAGAAATCATCCGTCTTTTCCCTTACGCTTTCTCCAACGCCTCTACCCTTGTTTTCAGATCCTGCACGTCCGATGACAGTCCGATCACCGCCGATTCCATCCCGGACACTTCCGTTCCTATCGCCCGTATCTCCTCCGTCAAATTGGTCTCCATAGTTGTCAACTTGGCCGTCAGTCTCTTTTCCATTTCGGTCAGTTGCGTTTTCAGTTCCGTCAATAGCGTTTTCAACTCCCCTTGGTTTGTCGATATGGTCTCGTTCACTTTCGTTTCCGTTCTCATCAACGCCATCGATTGTCTCGAGTTCCCTTCCAGTACCTTTTGTTTCAGAAGGTTGTTTTCCTTTTTCAGGTTCAATATCTCTTGCGATTGATCCATTTTCGTTCAAATTTATATTGTTAAGACTTAATCTATTTCTCATCACGATATCCTCGGCTACATCCTTCAAGTTTCCTTGCTCCAAGTTCTTATAGCTTCTCCAGAGGATATAACGGAGGTCATTATCCGATAACTTGAAATCAAGGCTAATACCGGCCTTTCTCAACATATCAAGAAAAGAGTCCTTGATCTTTTCCCATAAAGAACGCTCGGCCTTGTTATCGAAACCACGTTCCGCTAATTCAGCGATGTATTCCTCTGTAGCCTCACGCAAGTTAAGAGGATTGCCTTTAGTCCGGTCAATGATATTTTTCCGGATATCCTCGTTGGCGTTCCGATACACGTTATCAAGGAAAGTATCGAAATCATCCCCGAATAGCTCACGTAACCCATGATGCCCTACCACCTCATGGAGGAAAGTCCTTTGAGCGTCACCTACGGACGTGGAATTAGGTGATACTATGACTATCTCCCCGGTAGAAGTATCATACCAGCCTTTGGAATCTCTCTTACGGGCCAACATATTCTCATCCGTATCGTTTATATCGTCCACGTCATGGATTACCCTGACAGGGGTATTAAGCTTGTTTGACCAATCGTTGATTGAGGATTCAATAGAACTTACATTATCCTGATTATTAGTTGTATCTACTCCCATGAATCGAAATCGAGTCTCTCCTTCCTCTTTTACCAACGTACCATCAACGTCAAGAGTTGATTCTAACTGAATATCCTCAGCTTTAGCTTTTTCAACTAATTGTCTCTGCAGATCATTAACCTCTGCCTGAGCCGCATTAAGTTCATCCTCTTTTCCCCACGGTTTCTTAACGGCTTCCTCTAATCCCGCTATCTTGTTTTCCTCTGCCTTTATTTTAGCGACTATATCTGAGACGGATTTAGCGGGAATCCCCAACTGCCTGTCAATGCTAGCCATCAAACCCTTGCCGCCGCTAAAATCACGATTCTCAACCAGTTTTTCCTTTCCTAAATATAAGCTATAGACCATCATACCTTCATTGAAATGCACGATTGCCTCGCCTTTTCCTCCATTGAGACTGATTTTCAGAGGAGGGGTGTTTCTGTCAAGCGTATATCTATCATAGTAATCATCAATAATGGGCGTAAGCTCATTCGATATACCATCGCTGAAAGTATTGCCTTTAACAGTCACGGACTCAACCCCATCAGGGAAGTTCTCTTTTACGATATTGGCGTTCCTTTCCATGATATCCTTCCGGCTGTTGTATTCTTGTATCCTAAGTTTGGAATTAGATATAGAG